CTGAGAGCCGATCTGCGCGTCCCGGCGGGCTCCGGTCCGCTGCGGGGAGTTCGGGGCGGAGACGGCCGCCTGGGGCCCTTCTCGGGCCTCCTGGGGTCCAGTCGGACCCTGCCGAAGCGCTGTGCGGCCGTCTGAGCGCTTCCGCTCCCGTCTCGCCGCCCGCCGTGCCGCCCGGTTCGCCGTCGGCTCCGGCTGGCCGTCCGGCACCCACTGCTCGCCCAGCGATCGGAGTTCCGTCTCCCACCCGGCGCCCGGGGTCCCGGCGTGCTCGCCACGGGGCGCGCTGCTCGGCCCGCTCACGGCTGCTCCCCCTCGCGCAGCGCCTTGCGTTCCGCCCGCATGTCGGCGGCGACCATCCGCCGCAGCGCCCGCTCGATCACCGCGGCCCGCACCTGACCGGCGTAGCAGGTGGCGAGGATCCGCTCCGACTGCACGGTGAGGAGCTGGCGGGCCTGCGGGCGACGCTGCGGGCTCACGACCGGGCCTCCTTCCTGTGCGGCGCCCCGCCAGCGGGCAGCCCGGCAGCGGGCTCGTCCGGCGGGCAGTCGTAGCCGTGCTGGCCGCAGAAGTTGTTACCGCGGGTGCACGGGTTGACGGGCTCCCGCAGCACGTCTGCCCGGTCGGTGGTCGCGGGCAGCACGGCGGGGCACTTGCAGACAAACGCCTGCGTCTCGGGCTGCTGCGCCTCGCCGGCCATGCGGCGCAGCTCGGTGGCGGCGTCCTTCCGTCCCAGCGCGTAGGGCGAGTTGCGGGGTTCGTCGGGCCACTCGGCGAAGAACCGTTCCATGTCGGCGTCCAGTGCGTCGGCGGCGTCCCGCAGGATCGCGGCCTCGTCGGCGGGCGCAGATGGCACGGCGGCACGGGCCTCGGCCTCGTTGACGCGGCCGATCAGCGCGTTGTACTCGGCGACGAGGATCGGCATAGCCGGTTCGCCGTCCATCGTCATGCCGTGGGTGTCGAGCGGGTCGGTCATGCTGTGGCTCCTTGATCGTGCGAGAGGATTGGGGGGCCGGCCGCCGCCTGTAGGGCAGGCGGCGACCGGTGCGGGGAGTCACGGGCTCAGCGGTCGAGGGCGCGGGCGAGGATGCCGCGCAGCGTGACGGCCACGGCCGGGTCGATGCCGTCCCGGTCTTCGAGGTAGTCCGCCAGGGTCTCCAGCTCGTGCCGGTACCGCGACGCCTCGCTCTCGTTGCTCCGGGCCTGGTAGGCGTGCGGGCAGTCGCCCTCGGCGCACAGCTCGGCGCGGGCCTGAAGGTCGTCGATCTGGGCGAGCTGCTGCTCGGTGAGGGGCTTCTGGTCGGTCATGGGGTTCCTTGTCTGGTGGGCGGTTCGCTGGGGTTTGTGCCTACTGCGGGCGGGCCTGTCGGTCGGGCTGGTGTGCGCCGTTTCCCCGGCCCGAGGGTCGGGCGGCAAACAACGGGCGACGTCACGCGGCCATCGCGGCGAGGTCGGCGGTGAGGAGCCGGCGGTAGCCCTCGACGGCCTGGCGGGTGACGACGCCGTTGCCGAGGATCTTGAGCTGCTGGGCGCGGGGCAGGCTGAGGCCGGTGACCCAGCCCTCAGGCAGGCCCATGAGCCATTCGACGAACAGCGGGTTGAGGCGTCGGCTGGTGCGCTCGCCGGGCTCGGTCGGCAAGGGTGCGGGTCGGCCGGTGGCGGCCTCCCAGCGCCGGATGGCCGGCCCGTAGTCGGAGCCGTTCGTACCGACCCAGTCCTGCCCGAGGCGCACCGCCATGCCGGGCAGGTAGTAGTTGCCCTGCCCGTCACGCTGGTTTGGGCCGCCGTTCGGCCCGTCGCTGGCCTTCGGGGTGGGCAGGAGCGCTATGCCGCCGGCGGCGGCGAGAACAGGAACACCACCTCGTCCTCCAAGGTCGGCCCGTGCCCCCCGGCCTTCCGCTTGTCCGGATGCTGCGGTCCACCGTTCACGCCAAGCTGCGCTGTCGGGGTCTTGAGCAGCGGGATAGGCGACGAGGAACCAGCGGTCGCGCGGGTGCGGCGCGCCGACGGACGGGTCTCCAGCTCGTACACAAGTCCATCGCGCGTCATACCCGATCGAGGCCAGGTCGGCGACGACTTCGTCGAGGCCCCCGACCGGATCGCCGCCACGTTTTCCAGGAAGACGAGGCGAGGTCGAATGACGCGAACAGCTTCAGCAACGTTCTTCCAGAGCGCCGAGCGGGCATCGAGGAGTCCTTTCCGGAGGCCGGCGTTGGAGAGCCCCTGGCAGGGGAAGCCGGCGGCGAGTGTTTCGATCTGGTACTGCTGGGCGACGTCGGCCCAGTTGGTCTTGCTGATGTCGCCGAGGTTGGTGGCCCACGGGAAGCGGGCGGCCATGACCTGGGCGGCGTACTTGTCGTTCTCGGCGTAGACCAACGTCTTGTTGCCGGTGATCTGCTCGACGGCAAGATCGAGGCCGCCGTAGCCGGAGCAGAGGCTGAGGTTCGTCACGCGGCTTCTCCTTCCTGGATCTGGTGCGGTCGGGGCAGTGCGACGACGGCGGCCTGCTCGCACTGCGGGCAGGTGCAGCGGCCGTGCGTCGGGGTGGGGCCGGTGGCGGTGGTGCCGATGGGCCAGCCGCCGGTGTGGGCGATCCGGTAGCCAGGCTCGACGGGGGCTGCGGTCTCGGCCGGCTTGGGCTCGACGACTGCGCGGCCGGTGACGTGGCGGAGGTAGTCGCGGAAGCTGGCGGGGTCTTTCCGGAGTTCGGCAATGTCTTCGACGCTGAGCTCGGTCATGACGCCCACAGCCCCTCGTCTGCGGGGAGCAGGCCGATGAGGTAGCTGATCGCGGCGTGCCAGGCTTCCTCGGTGTGCAGCTCGGGACGGGCGCCGGTGTCGCGCTCCCAGCCGACGAGCGGCTTGATCGCGGGGCGCAGGGTGCGGGACCAGTAGATCGAGAACGACCACATCGGATCGGCTTCGACCGTGGCGGCCTCGAGGCGGACGGCTTCCTCGAGTTCGGCGAGCCGCGGTTCCGCGGCTGCCAGTTCGGGCCAGGTGATCACGACGTTTCTCCCTTTCAGAGGTCGCGGCCGAGGGACTGAAGGCGGCCGTAGTGGCCTTGGAAGGCGAGGGTCACGATGCGACCCGAGATGCCGTTGCGGTTCTTCGCGACGATCACGTCGATCTCGCCAGTGCGGTCGGGGGCGCGTTCGCTGACGGGCAGGTCCGGGTCCGGTGCGGGCGGCGTGTGCATCAGGAGGATCACGTTGGAGTCCTGCTCGATCGCCGATGAGTCCTTGAAGTCGGTTACGAGGGGCTGCCTGCCGACGGCGCCGCGGTTGAACTGAGCGAGGGCGACGATGGGGATCTCGAACTCCATCGCCATGAGCTTCAGTCCGCGGCTGATGGTGGCGACTTCCTGCGCCCGGTTGGCGTTGCTGCCAGAGCCTTCGGGGGTCATGAGTTGGAGGTAGTCGGCGACGACGATGGCGGCCGGGTTGCCGTGTCCGGCCATCCAGCGGAGCCGGGCACGGATCTTGGAGAGGGTGAGGTTCGGGGAGTCGTCGAGGATGAAGTTGGCGGCGTTCTGCATCCGGTCCGAAACCTTGATGACCTTGGCCCAGTCGTGGTCGTTGAGCTTGCGACGGACGAGCCGGTCGAGGTCGACACTCGCCTCAGCGGCGGTGAGGCGGGCCATGAGCTCGCTACCGCCCATCTCCATGGAGGCGACAAGGGCGGGCCGGTTGCGCCGGATCGCGACGTGCGCGGCGAGGTTCATGCCGAACAGGGATTTGCCTCCGCCGGTTGCGGCGCCGACGGTGACCAGCTGGCCAGGCTTGAGTTCGACGACTTCGTTGACGTCGTGCCACGGCGTATCGAGGGCGTTGGGGTCCTTGCCGGCTTCCAGCTCGTCGAGGAAGGTGGCCCATCGGTCGCCGACGGAGAGCTTCACTTCGAGCGGGGAGGCGCCGGTGGCGGCGCCCTGGAACTCGGCCATGGCGTCGTCGAGGATCTCGGTGGCTTCGTCCTGCTGGGCGTAGGCGCGGGCCGCGGCTCGGGTCGAGGTTTCGATGACGGCGCGGAGCAGGGCCTTGTCGCGGACGATCTCGGCGTATCGCTCGGCGTGGCTGGTGGACGGTACGGCGGCAACGAGGTGGTGTAGGTAGTCGCTGCCGCCGACCTTGGCGAGGTCGCCGAGGCGGTTGAGTTCCGCTCCGACGGTGATCGGGTCGATCTTGGGGTTGCGGCTGCGGCCGTACAGGTCGGTGATCGCACTGAAGATCGTGGTGTGCGAGGGGCGATAGAAGGCAGCCGGCTCGACGATGCCGATCATGCGGTCAATCACGCCCTGCGAGAGCAGCATGCTGCCGAGCACGGCTTGTTCGGCGCCGAGGTCGCACGGCGGCATGCGCTCGACGTCGTCGGGCTGTTCGAAGTCGTTCACGCTGCGGAGTCCTTACGGTCGGGGTGGCAGTCGGGGCAGGGGTAGAGCGAGCGGAGGCCGTCGTCGTCCTCGCGCTGGCGGTAGCGGGTCTTCTCGTCGCAGTCCGGGTCCTTGCACCAGTCGGGCAAGACGCGGAGGTGCTTCGGCTCGGTACTGGGCTTCGTGCTCATGGGCGGAAGGCCGAGCCAGCCGGCCCGCAGGTAGAAGGTCGCGAAGCGGATCGGCGTGCGGGACTTGGCGCCGCGGGCGAACCGGACCATCTCCGCGACTCCGGCTCGCTGCTGGATTCGAGCGACGGACTGCCAGTCGTCGGCACTCATCTGCCAGGAGACGGTGAGTCCCGCGTCTGTCATCGCCTGGATGAGCGGCTGGCAGTAGTCGAAGGCCCGGGGGATCCGTTCCTCGTTGCCTGCCTGCTCGCTCTCGCTTGCAGGAGAGGAGGGAGTAGTAGAAGGAAAGACTCTTGTGGTCGCCTGGCGACCTAGGTTCGATCCGGACTTAGCGGGTTCTGTCCCTTTTGGCTGGGTCGCCTCGCGACCTAGGGCTAGGTCGTCTCCCGACCTAGGTTCGCGTCGCTTTCCGGGTCGTTTGCCGGAATTAGCTAGGTCGCCTCCCGACCCAGCCTTACCGTCCGGAATGAGGATGGAGTAGACATTCTGGGCATGTTCCTTTTGGGCCTTGATGCGGTCCGGGGACTCACACTCCAGCCAGCCCTGTTCGAGCAGCGTCTTGCGGTGCGTCAGGAACGATGACTTCGACATTCCGGTCGCCTCCAACAGGACGGACTGGGCGGGCTGGTTCTTGCGGGAGATGGAGCCGGTCTCGGCGTCGGCCCAGGTCGCGATCGTCAGCGCAATGAGCCGCGCCAGAGGCGGCAGGTCACTGCGCCTGATCGCGCGCTCGAACTCGAACCGGCTTGGCATGGAGTGGATCTCTTCTCAACGAGGGTGTCTCTACTGGTCAGTCGCTGTTTCGGGACAGCCCTCATGGGGGCGACGTGGCCTGTGGCGCTAGGGCTTCGCTCGCATCTGAATTGTACAACGCGTCGGGGATTACAACAGGGCTGTTGTGTATCCTGGTCGCATGAGCGAGAGGGAGTTCCGCGAGATTGGCGTCTCCGACGCCCGCGCCAACATGACCGACGTCATCGCCGAAGCCCGGCTGTTGAACGTCGACTTCGTGCTCACTCGTCGCGACAAGCCGCAGGCCGTCCTCATCTCCGTCAAGCGGCACAACGAGGCGCTCGCGCACGCCGATCTCGTGGCCCATCTGCGCTTGGTCTTCGAGGAGGACACGTCGGTCGCGCGCACGTTCCAGGCGCACTACACCGAGCTGTACGACGGCGTCATGGCCGCCGACTCGACCTGATTCCACGTCCTCCTCCTTCCTCCGGCCCCGCCTGTGCGGCGGGGCTTCGTCGTGTCCGGGCTAGGCGGCTTTGACCAGCTGAGGCTTCGTCGGTTCCGCCTTGGCCGGCGCGGGGTGCCGTTTGAGCGCCTGGTGAAGGTGCGGCCGGGTGACGTCGAGCCGTTCGGCGGCCTGTTCGACGCTGAGCCCGGAGACCCGCATGAGTTCGCGGGCGTCGTGGGCGAGGTCGGCTTCGCGGGTGGTGGCTGCGGCGCGGGCGCGGAAGCGTTCCTGGTTGAGTTCCTGCATGGACAGGTGGGCGTGCTCCTCCAGCCACGCCTCGTGGGCTTGCTTGCATCGCTGACACATGGGGAGTTGCTGCCGCTGATGCATCCAGTAGCCGCGGTCCGACCCGCAGTGCCCGGTCCAGTCGGGGACGGCGTCCGGGTCGTCGATGTCATCCCAGACGCCGAGCGGGGCCCAGCCCTTCTTGCGCGCGTCGGCGCGGGCCCGCTCGCTGGGGCCGGGCTTGTCGGCCAGCTGCCGGTACGTGCGGGCGATGAGCTGGGCATCGCTGGTCCGGACGACAGACACGGCGCCGCGGGCGATCGAACTGACCCTGTCGTCGCTCATGTTGAGGCGGCCGGCCAGGTCGACGAGCGTGTAGCCGGCGAAGGCGAGGGCTCGGATCCGGCGGGTGCTGCCGACAGCTTCGGTATGCGTCGGCGTCTTCGGGGGCGGCCCGATAGGGATGGACAGGATGGCCAAGGCGATGCGCTTCGACGTCTCCGGCTGCCCGGCGGCGATATAGGAGATGGTGGCGCGGGCGACGTGGGCGGCATTGCCGATCTCACGGTGCGTCCATTTCGCGGCGACGAGGCGCTCGACGTGGGCGCGGACTTGGGTCGTGTCGTGCATGCGGCTGATGCCGCGGGCCATGTCGTAGGCGAGGAGCTTGGCGTAGCGGCGGCCGGCGGCCACGCAACCGGGCTGCTTGCATCCGCGCTTGTAGCAGCCGGTGCTGGGGGTGTGGGTTTCGGCGGCGGTGGTCACGGCGTCTCCTTCCGGTGCTGGTTGATGGCGTTGTGGAGTCGTTGGAGTCCGGCGGACCCGTAGTAGACGAGGACTGCGTCGAGGAGCAGGTCGCTGTCGCTGCCCGGCTGGGTATCGATGGCGGGCGGGTCGGTGCGGAGGATGGCGTCGGCGACGATCCGGTCGGCGCCGCGTAGGGCCCGGATGCTGCGGCGGATGGCCCAGGCGGCGAAGACGAGGAGACCGGCGGCGATCGCGGCGTTGCTGGCGGCGCTGTTCACGTCCGCCTCCCGGTGATGCAGGCGTAGGTGACGGCGGCGATACCGGTCATCAGGGCGAGGCAGGCGACGGTGAGGGCCATCACGCCGCCTTCCGCTGCTCGACGCGGGCGGCCTGGCGGTCCTGTATGTAGGCGCGTCCGGCGCGGGTCAGCCGGTAGACGTTGACTTTCTTGCCGCGGGCCTTCGGGTTGATCGACACCTCTTCGTCGACCTTGACCAGCAGCGCGGGCTCGGCGGGGTGGAGGGTGTCGTGGCCGACGAGGGCGTGGAAGTACAGGCCAGCGCCGCGGGCTGCGCCGTCGGGGACGATCGTGCGGATCTGGTTCATGCCGATCGGCTGGTCGGTGTCGGCGAGGTGCAGGACGACCTGGTCGTAGACGGCGGCGTCCCAGTCGGTGACGGTCGAGTAGAGGGCGCGGAGCTCGGTTATCGACCGGGCGCGGGCCTGCTGCGGGGTAGTTGCCATGGCGTGTTCTCCTTGAGAGCGGGGCCGCCCGCACTGCCCGCGGGCGGCCTCCGGTATGCGCGGGCTACTGCTGCTCGGGTGCCGGTGCGGGTGCGGGCTGAGCTTCCGGCTCGGTGTTCAGCCAGGTGAGGAGCGGACCGGCGATGTCGCGGGCCCCCTGCGGGCGCTGGATGACCTTGCGGTTCAGCGCGGGGCAGCGGGACTTGAGGACTTCGAGCGTGTTGTCGATGTCCATCGCGACGGCGACGTCGAACTCGTACTCGATGCCCTTGCGCTGCTCGGGCCGGGTGCCGACCTGCTTCGGCTTGCCGTTCTCCAGCACCCACTCGGTGTAGGAGCGCATCGAGGCGACGACGTGGCCGGGGTAGGCGAGGATCGCGGCGACCATGTCGTTCTGCATGGGGGTGCCGTCTTTCCACCCGGCGAACTTGTTGCCGCCGTACCGGCTGCTGGCCTTCTCGACCTGGTCGAGGGTGCCGTCGGTGCCCTTCCAGAAGTGGGAGAGGGAGTCGACGAACACGGTCGGGTATCCGGCCTGTGCGGCAGCGTCGAGGGCGCGGGCGAGGTCGCGGGGGTCGTAGCGGTCCATGGCGAGGGTGTCGAACTGGATGCCGCCGATTCCGGCGTAGAGGCTGGCGGCTCCCTTCTCGGTGTCGATGACGGCGAACCGCTTGCCTTCGGACAGGCCGTGGCAGATGCCGAGGCCGGTCCAGGTCTTGCCGGAGCCGGACAGGCCCTGGATGGACAGGCGGGCCTTGCGTCCGGCCTTGCTGGCGGGGCTGAACGCGAACTGCGGGGTGCCGTTGGCCGCGGCACGGGGCGCGGTGCGGACGGGCTGGCCAAGCTGGGACATGCGGTTCTCCTAGGCGTACTGGCGCTCGACCCACGAGGGCAGAGCAGTCATCGGGTTGGGCAGGTAGCCGGACCATTCGCCGGACTCGCGGCAGATGGCGTAGGTGTTGAGGGCGACCGTGTTGAGGTGGCGGCCGATCTCGCGGGCCATCGGGTCGCAGGTGGTGACGACCACCAGGTAGGGCGGCTCTTTCTCCTGCAGCACGAACTGGAACGGCTGTTCCGGGTCGGCTACTTCGAGCGCCAGGCCGGCGTCGATGTACCACTCCTGCTGCTGCATGTAGCCGTGCTCGTTGAAGGCCCGTTCGAGGTCTTCGCGGCGGCAGGACCGGGCGGTCTTGTAGTCGACGATCTGGCCGTCGTGGCGGAGCCAGTCGAAGCGGGCCCGCCGCCAGACGCCGTGGTCCTCCCAGAAGGCGGACTGTTCGGCGACGCCGGAGCCGGGCTCCAGGAGGCGGGCCGCGTCGGGGTCGGCGCGCAGGGCCGCGGCCATGGCCTTGACCTCGTCGAGCTCGTGCCGCTTGAGCGGGATGTTCCCCTCGGCGCGGATCGCGGCGACCTCGGCTTTGATGGCGTTGGTGTCCCAGCGGGCCGCGTCCACGAGCACCAGCTCGGGACCGTCGTCGAGCACGAGCCGGTGGGCCGCGGTGCCGAAGTCCAGTGCCTTCTTCGGCGGTTCCCGGTTCTCGAGCCAGTACTTGAACTTGGCCGGGCACTCGGCGGCGAGCTTGCGGGCGCCGCTGCTGGACAGGCTGCCGCCGGGGATCGGGTCGGAGTGGTACAGCTCGGCGTCGATGTTGTACAGGCCGGGCTCGACCTCGGCCGGCGCCTCCACCGCGGCGGTCACGCGACACCGTCCAGGGGCATCGGCTGGGCGCACGCCTCGCACTGGCCGGTCTCGGTGATGGGCCCGTCGTCCTGCTTGCAGCGGGTGCACCGTCCGGCGGCGATGTCCTGGAGGCGGGCGACGCCGTTCGGGTCGTACTGGACCGCGGCGACGGCGGCGACGTACTCGGGGAAGCCGAGGGCGAGTCGGTCCCGATTGGCGGGGTCGGACCGGTCGATGGCCGTGACGAGGCTCTCCGTGAACCCGCCTGCCTGGTAGCCGCCCTCGCGGCCGTAGTGGAACAGGACGTGCGCGGCGACGTCCGGCGGAATGGTGGGGCTGCTGGTGCTCATGGTTCTCCGTTTCTGGGTGCGCTGAGGGCGGGCCGCCGCCTGTTGGCTGGGGGGTTGCCGCGAGGCGGCGGCCCTGGATGCCGCGGAGCGCGAGGGGGGCGCGCTCACCGCGGCGGTATGGGTGGCTGTTGAGCGCCGGGTCCGCTGGCCGGTGGCATCCGGCGGCCCGGCGCGGTCTAGGCGGCGCCCACGTCGGCCTGCGTCTTGCTGGCCTTGCTGACGACGAACTCCTCGACGGCGAACAGCCCGTCCTCCTGCGGTGGGAGCGTCTTCTCGGCCCGCTTGAAGATCCGGCGGACGCCGTCATAGCAGTCGGGGCAGAGGGCGATCAGGCGGTGGGCCGGTAGGGAGGCAGCGACGTGAAAGCTGCTCTCGTTGACCGGGTCGCGCGGTGTGGCGAGCAGGGCGACAATGCCCCGCTTCGTGGTCCGCTGGCCGTTGGTGACGTCGCAGCGGCCCTGGACCCGCTTGTGCTCCGGGTCGTGCTTCTTGCCGCACGCGCCCTGGCACTCGCACCGGCCGCCACAGCGTTCGACGACGGCCTCCCAGATCGCGGCTCCGACGAGGGGCGGGCGAATCATGCCGCCACCTCCCATTCTTCGAGCAGGTCGGCCGGGATGGGGAGACTGCGGGCGGCAAGCACCTTGCGGGCGATACGCCGCACGGCCGGGTCCTCCGGCGTCTCGCGCCATGTCGCCCTGCTGCCGCCCGGAGAGAGCGTCGCCCAGACGTGCATGTACGCCTCGAACTCGTCGCGCGTCACGCGTCCGACGTGGAAGCGCTCCTCGACCTGGCCAAGGTTCAGCTGCGACAGCGTCTTGACGTCGCAGTCCTCGCAGCGCATCTCGAAGTGGTAGTTGTCGGCCTCGTTCAGGACGGGGCAGGTTGCGAGCTCTTCGGTGTGCAGCATTTGCTGCTCCTTCTTGGGAAGTGGGCGCCGGCCGTGGCGGGAGCGGATCACCGCCCGGCCGGCGGTCAGTGGGTGGCGGATTCGCGCTCTTCGATCCACTGCTGGGCGATGCCGCTAGCGAAGGACCGGTAGACGGTGCGGTGGGTGTCGCGGTCGATGACCCAGAAGCGCAGCGGGCCGTGCATGCGGTCAGCGGCGTGCGTGTAGTGCCGGCCTCGCTCGCCGTCCTCGCGCTTGCGGATCAGGTTGATCTGGATGCAGTGCTTGCCGCGGAGGTCGGTGTACCGGTGCCAGCCGCGCAGTCCGTGCAGCTCGGCGTAGGCGTCGAGGCGGGCCGCATGCCACGGGCGGTCGTCGACCGGGGCCGCCTGCTCGGCCGCGGCGAGCAGCGAGAGGACACCGGCCTCACGGCACGAGTGCCAGTCCCGCACCCATCGGCCGGTCGCCTCGCACTCGGCGGCCCGGCGGGCAAACTCGCGGGCGCTATGCCGAGCGGTCGCGGTGAAGTACTCGTCGAACGACTTGATCGACCAGTCATTGATCGCGTCCCGGTCCGGCAGCGGGCCGTCCGGCATGCTGGTCAGGTCGGCGAGATCGACAGTTGCGATAGCGGTCGCCATCTACGCCACCCCCTCGGCCAGTTCGTCGGTCACGGCCCACGCCGGGACGTGTGTGGGGCTGGCGGCGCCGGGTCCGGCGTAGTGGACGTCGAGCGCTTCCCAGAGCGGCTTCACGTCGATGGGCGCGGTCGCCTGGTCTTCCATGGCCGCGGTGTCGCGGACCATCGGCGGCACGTCGACGCGCTGGGCATTCGCTTCCGCGGCGATCTGCGGCCCGAAGCGGGCGCGCAGCTCGAGGGCTTCGTCGCGCCACTCGTCGCGTTCGGACTGCATACAGGCGGCGACCATCTCGGCTTCCTGCCGGGCCTGCTCCGCGAACCCCCAGGCGGCGTACACCTCGTCGCGGTCCTGCATGAGGAGGGCGAAGTAGTCGTCGGCGGCCATCTGGCGGGTGAGGAGCTTGCGGTTCTCGTCGCGGAGTTCGGCGATCTTGTCGACGGCGCGCCGGCTGCCGTTGCCCTTCAGGCCGGGGATCAGGTCGGTGATGGTCACTGCTGCTCCTTGCTGGCGATGCGGATGGCGGCCTGGCGCAGTTCGGCCTGCTCGGAGGTGGTCGGCTTCGGGCCGTAGTCGGCGAGCTCCATGCCCATCACGCCACCTGCTTGCTGATCCGGTCGGTGAGGGTGTTGCGGGCGGCGCTCCACGTCTGCGGGTGGTCCCAGTTCGCGGCCGGGTAGGCGCCCTGCAGCAGCGCGGTGATCTGCCTGGACCCGCCAGCCGGGAACTTGACGATCTGCCCGTCGGCGGTGAGGGCGCGGGCGACGACGTGACGGACGCCGGTTCCGGTGGTGTCGGTCCACAGCGGAGTGACGAGGACCGTGACGGCGCCGGGCGCAATCGCACGGACGCGCCACGCCAGCTGCTTCAGGTGCCTGCGCCGGCGGGAAGCCGAGGCCCGTCGCGGGTGCAGCGGGTGCGTCTCGCGGTCGGCGGTGCGGCGGGCCCGCTGCATCTCCAGCAGTTCACCGCGCACGCCCTTCGACCAGGCACCCATGTTCGGGCCGTAGACGGTGGCGAAGTCGGTGTCGAGTTGGACGAGGGCCTGCTCGACCTCATCGGCCAGCGGGCGGGGCTCCAGGACGGTTGCCATCACGCTGCCGCCTTCGCGGCCTGCTCCAGCGCGGCGATCACGTCGTCGGCGGTGCGGCGGTCAGAGTCGTTCCAGTCGGCGAGCGAGGCGACCGGGTTGCCTTCGTCGAAGGAGGTGAGGGTCCGGCTTGCGAAGTCGGCGGCAGCCTTGTCGAAGTCGCTGTCCTCCCACGGCTGCGGGTGTCCGCAGATGACGATGCTGAGGGCGCCGGCGACGCACACGGGCCGCTCGGCGGCCGACAGTTCGATGCCGACGGAGCCTTCGGTGAGGCCGAAGTAGGCGCCCTTGTAGTGGCCGTTGATGCGGATGACCTCGGCGGCCTTCAGGTAGATCTCGGCGAGCTTCACGACGCTCCCTTGAGGGTGTTCCGGATCTTGCGGTTGGCGGCTTCGCGGGCGGCGACGTACTCGGCGAATCCCGGGTAGTCGTCGTCGCTGGAGCAGGCCCCGTCCGGGTGGCTGAGGAGCCACGCGTCGTGGGCGTAGGCGATGCGGTCTGACGGGGAGTGCGTGTGGGCGGCGGCGTCGGCCAGCGTCTGGCAGTTGCGCTGCCGGGCGACGAGCTGCTGCACGGTGGACAGCGGCACGTCCAGGTCGGAGATCGAGCGGGTCATCGGGCCGCCTCCTCGCCGGTGAGGCCGAGCGGCGACGGGTTCCTCGCGCCTTCCAGCAGCGCCTCCGTGATCAGCTCGTCCACCAGGTCGACTGCCTTGGTCGCGGCCGTCTCCGGCATGTAGGGGCGGAACGTGCGGATCAGCTCGGTGCGGAGCTGGTGCCAGCGGGGGGTGGCGGGCGCAGGCCCGGCGGGCATCGGCAGGGCGCCCATGACCTCCACGGCCGTGGCCAGGTCGGTGATCGGCTCGGCGTCGGCCGCATCGAGGGCGTCCTGGCAGTCCGGGCACAACCCGGTGATGCGCCACTCCGCTTCGTACCGGCCGGCTTCCTCTTCGTCCCAGAAGACTCGGGTCGTGCCGTCCTCGGCGATGAGCGGGTTGCCGCAGCCGATCGGAGCCTTCAGGCACCGGTCCTCGCGCACCGCATCCGCGGGCAGGTCGCCACCAGAGATCGCGGCCAGGAAACTGGGGATGCTCATGCCGCCACCGCCTGACGGGCGGCGTCGTACACCGGCGTCGTCCGGTACTCGCGGCGCCACCGCCACTGCGGGTTGGTGTTCGAGGTCTCACGCCATTCGATCGGGCCGTGGCACTTCCGCATCGGGTTGTGCATCCACTCGCGGCGGAACGCCTCCGCACCGCAGCCGGGGCACGAGACCAGCGGACCGATCTTCCTGCCGTAGCCGCTGGCCTTGATCGCGTCCTGGCGCTGGTACTCATCGGGGCGCTCGAACTCCAGGTCGGCGCACAGGACTTCCGCGCTCTTTAGCGGAACCTCAGACCAGTCGTCGCCGTAGTAGGCGAGCGCACGGTCCTCGTCTTCCGCCTCGACCCAGATGACCCGGGTGACGGTCTCCGTCACGACGATCGGGAAGCTGCGCTCCATCACGCCCCACGCTTCGCGGGGTGTCTGGTTGTCGAGGAGCTCGTTGACGTCCCAGTCGCCCTCGGCCGGTGTGACGCGCGGCCAGCGTCGGCCGAGGTAGCTGTGATCGCCCCCGTGCCTGAGTTCCTTGTCGCAGTCCTCGTAGCTGCCGCCGGGCTTCGGCTCGCCGCACTTCACGCCGCCACCGCCTTCGAGATCGCGTCGTACTTGTCGATGCCGAAGAGGACGGCGTGACAGGCGAACAGGTACTCCCACGAGTAGTCCTGGAAGTCCTTCTCCCAGTCGTTCGGGATGCGCAGCCGGAAGTCGCTGTGCTGGAACGAGGCGACCGCGTACTCGGCGGTTCCCTGGTATTCGGTGCTGTGCTCGTCGGAGTGGAGGATCTGCTTGGTCACGGCTTCGACGGCGCCCGGGTAGCGGGCCTCCGCCTTCGCGGCCTCGTCGAGCACCCAGGCGCGGAACAGATCCTCAGACCAGTCCCGGACCTGCCCGGCGGTCACCTTCTGCTGCCAGTAGCCCGGGTTGATGCCGCCGCTGCGCGATCCGCGGAACACGTCGAACATGTCCTCGGTCGGCCAGACGGCGAAGCCGAAGCTGAAGCCGTCGCCCCGCAGGAACAAGTTGTGCGGCCACGTGACGATGTCGAAGCGGTAGAAGTTGCCACCCGGGTCGGCGAAGACGAGGTGCCGGTACAGGCCGTCCTCGTGCAGGACTGTCATCTCGTGGCCGCGCGTCTCCCGGGCGAACCGGGCAGCGGACTCGGAGTAGTCGGTCATGCCGCACCGCCAGCGAGCATCCGGAGGGCGTCGCGGATGTCGATCGTGGCGCCGTCCGACTTGCGCACGTCGTCGCCGAGAGCGGCACGCTGGACCGGAGCCACCCACTCGGGGACCGGGATCGGGTTCTCCCAGCGGATCGCGTTCCGCTGCTCGCGGTCGCAGATGTCGAGGACGGCGTTCAGGCGGGCCTGAAGCGCGTCACGCTCGGCGGCGACCTCGACGGCGAAGGCGTCGACGACGTAGGTGGCGATGGAGTTGGTCGCGGCGCCGCCATGCAACAGCATCAGCAGCAGGTTGTCGCGACGGCTGGGGCCTGCGGGATCAGGGTTCTGAGAGACTGTGGACACGGTCCACGCTCCTGTTCTTCAGGGTTCTGGTGGTGTGGATCGCGCGGCGTGAGCCGCGGTGGCCCCGGCTGTCGGTGTGCGAACCGGCGGTTGGGGCCGCGGCCGCTCTAGGCGGCGATGGGCTTGGCGTACTTGCTGGGCCGGACTTCGCCGTTGGCCTGAACCCAGCGAATGTGGGCGGCCGTCAGTCGCGGCGACTTGCCGACGTAGGTGAAAGGGATCCGGCCCTGCTGGCAGGCCTCGATGACCCAGTTCTCGGTCTTGCCGAGCAGCTCCGCAGCCTTGGCCGGCGTGAACGCCGTGAGCTCAAGCTCGGCGGCGGTGGAGGCTGCGGCGAGGCGCTCAACGGCCTCGGTCAGCTCCGCCAGGCGGAGGATCAGGGTCGTCTCGTTGGGGTTCTCGGTGGGGGGAGCCAGGTCGTTCCTGGTCACGGGGGGTCTCCTTGTGGGTGATGGCCTCTATGGGCACGTTGAGTTCCTCGGCGTAGCGGTGGAGGGTCCCGTCGCCTGCTCCTTGCTGGCCGTTTTCGACCTTGGAGAGGAAGCCGGGGTCACGGCCGATTTGCCTCGCGAGCTGCTGAAGGCTGATCCCCCGTGCCTCGCGGATGGCCTTCATTGCGGCTCCGTTCGGTCTCACAGGCACAACGTAGACCCAACAAAGCGGCAGCCGCAAGAGATAGTGCCGGATTCGTTGGGTGTTACTCGGGATTCCTTGGGTGTCGCGCGGCGTCGCAGGCGCGGAACCGTGGCCATGGATGCACGGAGTGCGCGGTAGTGAACACGGGGCGCAAGCGCAACGAGGCACTAACGTGGCAACAAAAAAGCTCCCCTAAGACCGATCAATCCTGGTCAATTAGGGGATTCCCTGGGTGCGTGTTGCCAGACCGTGCGGCATGATGAGCCGCATGACAGAGGACCGGACCAAACTGCTGTGGGCCGATCTGGCGACCGCCATCCGTGCCGCCCGCGAGGCACGCGGCCTCAGGCAGATCGATCTCGCTGAACTCGCCGGCATCAGCGAAGGCAGTGTCCAGAACCTCGAGGACGCCGACCGGCGGCCGAGCCGCATGCCTCAGAGCTTGCCGAAAGTCGAGCCGCACCTCGGGTGGGCGTCCGGCAGCGCCCTTGCCATCCTTCGCGGCGGCAAGCCCACCCCCGCTCCCGTCGCCAGCGATGCGCCCGAAGAGTCGCCCGCGTCCAAGCGGACACTTCGAGACAAGCTTCCGCTGCGCGTGGTGGACGAGCTGGAGAGCGATGACGCGCTCATCGACTCCCAGGTGATCCAGCTGCCGGGCACGGACGGCGCGCGGATGACCGTGGTCGTGCACGGCCGGGCCGACGCCACTCCGGAAGAGATCCAGGAAGCCCTGCTCGCTTGGCGTCGCGCCGAGCGAAATCTGCATCGCCTGCCCGACGACAACGATGGCGAGCCGCAGGCTTCGAACGGCTCGTAACCGTCTTCTCACTGATTGCTTACTATCCCTCCCGAGACCACCCGTAAGTGTGATGTCATAGCGGACACCACAAAGGGGGGCGCCCGCAGTGGTCTTGGGGGACCTATGACTGTGCAGGTTCTGCGGGTGTCTGGAATGCCGCACAACGTTGAGCTCTGGGTTGACGACGCGCCCGGCAGATTCACGGTGTACATCGACAAAGAACTGATCACCGACCGGGGTGCCACGCACCTCCAGTCGACACTGCGCCGGCACGTCGTGGGCTGGCAGCGCCTCGATGAATCCTTCGTGTACCGCACTCTGCGGGCCATCACCGGATGACACTGGGTCAGGCGCCGATCCCCCACCGGCTCCCTGCCTGTTCGCACAGCTCCGTGAGGTGATCCATGGCGCATGCCGAGAAACGCGGCTACGACAAGAAGGCCCGCAAGTCGCGCTGGCGCGGCCGGTACAAGCTCCCGGACGGAACGTGGGGTTCGGTCTCCCGTGACGACAACGGTCAGCCGTTCTACACCGCGCGCGCCGCCGAGGACTTTGCCCACGGCCTCGAAACCGATGTGCGCCGCAAAGCGTTCATCAACCCCAAGGATGGACGCATCACGGTCCAGGAGTGGGCGGACCTGTGGATCGAGTCCGTGGAGCTCTCCAACCGGAGTGACGCGACATACCGGCAGCGCCTGCGGTCTGTGATCCTCCCGAAGTGGGGGCTTGCCGTCATGGGCGACGTGAGCACGGTTGCCGTGAACACGTGGGAGCAGCAGCTGCGCAGGCAGTACAAGCCCCGTTACGTGAAGTCGGTCATGTCGGTGATGCGGGTCATGTTCGACGACGCGGTCGCCAACAAGGTCCGCGGCGACAACCCGGTCCCCACGCTGAAGTCGCGGCGCCGCGGCAAGTACAAGGGCAAGCAGCAGCAGGACGAGACGATCCTTGCCACCCCGCGCCAGGCCTTGCTGCTGGCCCGCAACGCCCAGGCGATGCGCGGCAGCGTCGGCTTCACCCTGGTTCTCACGATCGCCTACTGCGGGCTGCGCATTTCCGAGGCGGCCGGACTTCGCCGCGAGCACCTCGTCCTCGAAGACCACGGGCTGGGCTGCCGTCTGCTGGTCATGGAGCAGCACCAGTACGTGGACGGCAAGCCTGCGCAGGTGGACCCGAAGTACGGGTCGACGGGCAGCATCATCCTGCCGCGCTTCCTCGCCGGCCTGCTGGGCGAGGTGTTGGCGTCGCACAAGTCGCCGTGGGTGTTCCCGTCGGCGGAGGGCAAGAAGATGTCCACGAGCGCCTACTTCTACTCGGACATCTGGCGCCGGTGGGTCGACGGCCACGCGGCGGCGCCTGACCGGCTGGGTCGCCCGTCGCGGATGCCGGACATGAAGGCGGTGGCCGGGATCGAGGACATCGTGCCGCACGGCCTGCGCCACTCGATGAAGGTGTGGCTGGATGAGCTGAAGCATCCGAGGGTTGCGGTGGAAGACCGGATGCGGCATGTTCTAGCTGGAGTTGAGGGCGTGTACTCCCACACGACGCTGGCGATGGAGCTCGACATCGCCGCGGATCTGCAGAAGCTGTGGGAGGCCTCGGTGGCGGTAGAGGATCACCACCGGGAGTGGGAGGCGCCCCGCCCTCGTCGTTCGGAGCGCGGCCGTGGTGAGTTGATCTCCCAGGAATCTCCCAATCTTGAAAATCAAGATCCAGAAGACGAGGCTGCTGCGTGACCTCATTTGGCTTCTGAGCTGGGCACCGAGCGGCTGAGTAGATCATTCGATCGATTGCTGCGCCCGTCCGCCTGAGACGATCCCCCGCGTCGCCCCAGGCGGACGGCAGCCCGGGGCCTCCCCCGCGAAGGGTCATGGCCCGGACGCTCTGAGTATAGTTGGCTGGCAGCCAGTCAACACA